TCTTACGTACACCTGGATACGCACTAAACACATTATCAGTAGCATCACCACGCATACATTTTTCAAATAGTATCCATTCAGGGTCCGGTACTACTTTAGGTTCTTTTGTTTTCTTATCTAATACACGATTACCTTTTTTGTCAAAGATGCCTTCTAGTGTATGCAACTCATCAGATATACCATTATACTGTTTAACATTGTTAGCCAACAGCTGATAAAAGTCTGAGTCACTAGATACAATAACGTGTTCATCATCAGGATGACTTTGTATCCAACCAGCAATCAAATCATCTGCTTCTAGTTCTGGGTGTTGCAAAGTAGTACAATTTGTACCTTCTTTAACAAACTTATTCATTTCGTCAAACGACTCCCAAAATGCTTTATCCTCTTCGGCTTCTTTTTCTGTTAAGGCTTGTCTAGCTACTGCTCTATTCTTTTTGTAAGGCTCATAGAAGTCTTTACGCCAAGAACGACCTTCTAAACAGAATATAACATGATCTGCTTTTTGGTCTCTGTGTGCTTTGTTTATACTTGCCATTGTTACATGGAGGGCAAATGCTACCTTTTCTTCAGTATCACTTGCTCTAAATGCTGAATGTCTAGCACGAAAGAATGTGTTTGCTGTGTCCACTAATAAGTATCTCATACTAGTATTATACGATCAAACAAGTTTATTGTCAACTAGATAACGTACCATAAATTTACTCCAGTCACTGTGTGCTTGTGAATCATAATGATAGCTGTTTTTGCTTACTGTTTTGTGTCCTTTGGTTTGTAACCATCCGTGATATGTTCCCTCGGGCGAGTACGGATCTATATAACTTTTACCAAAATCATATCTCTCTTTTACCTTACCAAAATCAGTATTGCCATTGAAGAAGAGATGCTTGATACCTTGCGAGTCTAAATATTTATGATATGCTTTTATTCTTTTAAACCAGTTATTGGTGCATTTATTCCAGTCAACATTAGCAACAAATTCTTTATATTTTTGTTTGTGGCTGTCGGGAACATCATCTATACCACTAGCATTGACCTGGAACCACTTGTCATCTATTAGCCATTCTTCACGTTCCCAAGTTGACCATTGGATAATTATAAAAACATCTGGATCAGGGTGTTCTACTAACCATTGATTAGTTGTTCGTATAATACGATCATTTGAGCTTGCTGACTCTGCTAGTACAAGAGGGCTAGCATTTAACATCTTGCTTAATTTTAATCCCCAACTTGCTTTTAAATTATCTGGGTGAGGGCTACGTTGCATGTTTACATACTTAGGATCATCTTCTGCAACTGCGTGAGAATTTACTGCTTCGGCACCAGCAGTGTGGCTGTCACCATTAACTAATAGTATCATTTAGTACTTCTGTTTTTCAGGTATAACACCACGTACACCGCCTCTAGGGTCTGCACAATCGCCGTCTGTGCGTGGTATCATATGTACATGAGGGTACATTACTGTTTGCCCTGCCGCTTGTCCTACGTTTTGCCCAACATTAAATCCATCACAATATTCTTTTTTAAATAGATCTAACCCATACTCATATGCGGCTAGGAAACATTCACGGATGTGCAACTCTGTATCTTCTTTAGGAACAAACAGCAAGTGTCCTTTGGTTACAGGATACTTGTCCTCAAATACAAAGTACTTAGGATGTTCTAGTAACGGTTTGCTTTCAAACCACGGAGTGTCTTTAATGTTCATTTCTAAAGTTTTATTACTTTTAAAAGTTCTTTAATCATTTTTGTTTTGGTAGTCCTGCGATCTAGTTCGATGCCTGATTTCCTACCAATCTTTTCCAACTCTAGTTTGTCGAGGTCTCTAAATTCTTCTATTTTTAGAAGTTCATTGATCAGTTTTGCTTTGGTCTTCCTGCGATCTAGTTCGATCCCCCACTCTCTAACAATTTCTTCTAACTTTAGTTTATCAAATGCTTTGAGTTCTTCCTGCGTGTATGATGGTGCATCAAATATACTTGTGATCCAGTTAAACATGATGTAGTTCTCCTTTAATTTATGATACTTCTGTCTTACCGCCGCCAATATCTTTCTTACTAGTTTTCATACCAGGATTCATAGCTTGTTCTTGTTGATATGTTTCCATTACTACGTTTCTGCAGATATTCTGAAACCATTGATCTACTAAATCTTGATCTGTTTTACCCTGATACCCTGCTTTCATTAGTCTGGCAATAAACAAGTCGTTCCAATCCAATTCAAAACTTCCCTCATTGAGGCTTTCTGGATTAACGTCCATACTTAAAATATTAACATATGGTTCTTTATTCTTATCTGCTAGTTCTTTTGCTGATAGTTTTTTAGTTGTTGTTTTTTTAGCCGTAGGTGTTACACCCACTGCCTTCTTAATGTTGTCTAGTAATCCCATCCAATTTTCTCCCAAGGAACGTTTTTATTACCAAAGTGTCCGTAAACACAATTTTCACTATAGTTAGTATACTTGAATAAATCCAATCTGTCAATGATTCCTAATGGTGTTAGATCAATGTTCTCTCTAATAAACTTTTCAATTGTCCGATTGTGTCCGTTTGACTCTACGTATATTGATGTAGGCTCTTTAACTCCAATAGCATAGCTCAACTGTATCTGACACCAATCAGCCATTTCATCAGCTACTACATTCTTTGCCAACCAACGAGCCATGTATGTCGCTGAGCGATCTACTTTGGTAGGATCTTTGCCACTAAACGCACCACCACCGTGTGGTGCCCAGCCACCGTAGGTATCTACTATAATCTTACGCCCTGTTAATCCAGTGTCACCATCTGGTCCACCTACTTCAAAATTGCCTGTAGGATTAAGATGCCATATAGTGTTATCATCTATTAGATCACCAAGTACAATCTTTGCGGACTCTCTACTAAGTTCTCTAGCCATATCACATTTACCTTCAGTGTGTTGTGTACTTACAACAATCTGGTCAATACGTTGTACTCGATCACCTAGATACTCAACTGATACTTGACTTTTGGCATCTGGTAACAATACCACTGAGTCTTTTCTAACCTCTTTTAATTCTTCAAGTATCCTGTGACTGTAATAGATTGGTGCTGGTAAGTATGCGTCATTGTGATTACATGCGTAGCCAAACATAATGCCTTGATCACCAGCTCCGAAATCATCTGTACCTAACGCAATGTCTTGTGACTGATGATGTATATGATTGTCAATGGTTAAGTTATTCCAATGAAATCCTTCTTGTTCGTAACCAATTTTTTTAACAGTGTCTCTAACTATTTGATTAACATCCACTACATTAAAGTTATTAACTTCACCTGCTAGTGTGACATGATTAGTTGTTACTAATGTTTCAATTGCTACTCTCGTTGTGCGATCACCATTCTTTAATCCAGCATCAACCAGAGCATCTGATATCTGATCTGCTACTTTATCTGGATGTCCGTCACTTACTGATTCACTTGTAAATATATACTTGTCCAATTATGTTCCCCAGGCGTTACTCCAAATGTCTACTTGTAGTCTAGGACTATACCTATAACCTTTTTTCATTGCTAGTTCTGCTACTTGTGCTGTATTAAGATGATAGTCTTCTGGTAATCCACCAACTGGCATTAAGTATACAGGTCCTTTAAATCCATGTTCTCTATATAAGTCCACAGCTTTTTCAGCATAGAATACATCATCCTCTGTTGCTACAACAAATTTGAGATATGTGTATCCATACTTTTCATATTCTACTACTACTTCTGGTAGTATAGCTTCAGACCATTTCTCACCTGATACAGGAAGTTTAGCACTAACGCTAAATGTCATTGACTGATACCCTCTTTCTTCATACCATGTATCTTTTAACCAAGTTTTAAAGTCTTTAGTCAATGGTTGTGTGCCGTTTGTTTCAAACGTAATATTCTGTAACCCATTTGCCATACAACTGTCTAACAGTTCTGGATATGCACGTTGCCACCCTAGTAACGGTTCACCACCAGTTATTACTAAGTGTACATCTGATTGATTATCTTGTGTCCATGTGTTGTTAGGTATTAGATTTTCCATACCTTTTTGGACAGCACTATTTTCTAACATAGGTGATAAGTGTTTGAAGCTAGGATGCCATGACGCATAACTGTCACAACCTTTTGATACTAACGGTAGTTCATCGTAGGTCTTAAACTCTGCAACACGTTCAGCAATTTGCTCTGGCTCTGTGTTTAAGCTGGCGCCACCTGGTGGCATACCAAAGCCTCTACATTGGAAGTTGCACCCAAATGTTCTTAAGAATACACTCGGAACACCTGCCCATTTGCCTTCGCCTTGCAAACTATAAAATATTTCTGCTACCTTAAGTTTTTGCACTATCTATTCCTATCTGTGTCATAATATGATGCTGAGTGTGACTTTTTTGCTTTAACTAGTAAATGCCAACCTAGATATTCACTAACTGCTTCACGCATTTCCTCTGGCATCGCTTCAAACCAGGGTTCTAATTCATGTTTACCTTGTTTGTACATATCTATATTATACATGAAACAGTGTGCCTGACGCAACCTTAATATATCAAAATATCCATCTAATAGTTTGTACATGTCGTCTCTAGTAAATGCTTCTGCGTACGGACAATCACTTTGTGCTTCAAATTGATCTAGACCTTTTTGTATCATAGCATACTTCCACGAGTCTTTAGCATACACCATAAAACGGAATTCCCCATCATTGGCCACGCATTGATGTATGTTTTTAATTGTGGATCTAATGTCTGGATAATGATGTATTACGCCCATTGAATATACTAAATCAAATTCTCCTAACTGTTTAAGTGCTTTACTATCTCCTGCGTCTAACACACGAAACTCTCCTTCGAGACCATATGCTTCGAACTGTTGTTTTGCTAGTTTAACTGATTCCTCACTGATATCTACTCCAACATAGTGAGCTCCATGTTTAGCAAATTCAACGGCGTCCCATCCCATGCCACACCCAATTTCTAATACACGCTTTCCTCGCCATTGATGGAAACCTGCAAAGTCTCTAAGATGAGGTTCTACTTTATATCGTCTTTCGCTACCAGTTTTGAAATATTCTAAAGTTCCAATATCACCTTGTCCTTTTTTTACACCACAGGGTTGAGTATTCCAGTAGTCTTTGATCTCAGTTACTATATTAGTTTTGTCCACGTCTGGCTACCTCTTCCTTAGATGTTGATTGGCCTGGTATATATTTTTTCTTAGGGTCTAATCGTTGTGTTAATCCATGCGTGTCATTTGCTTCTAATAGATCCCATGCTGGACCAGTACCTTTCATTACTTTTTCAAAATGATCATTATACAGACCTTTTTGTTTTAGATGCCACACAATTTTAGCACACGTTTGGTATCTAATAACCGTCATTTGCGGACTATTTAAATCCAATGGGTTATCTGGATTCCCTTCAAGTTGCACTCTGCCTTTAAACAATTCATCGTTGGTCTCTGGGTTACCAGTAATATCATGTCTATCGTGGAATATTTCAATATCATATTCATTTTCCATTATGTCACAAAGATAGGCAATTTGACTTACCCAGGCATCAGTCATTTGTTGAGGACTAATAGATCCAGTTAGTACATAATAGTCATGTGGTATAACAGGAAAGATTGCGTAAGGATGTTCATGATTGTCTTTAACACGTAATATTTTAAAATCTCTGCCGTGGCGATCAATAACTTTATCCCAATCTTTGGTTTTCATCCTAGCATCATCATTGAAAAATAAATACCAAGCACCGTTAGCTCTAGCGGCCAAATAGTTTAGATATTCATTTAATCTAGCGTACCCCCATCTTGGTACAACATGTACTTCATAATCAATATCTTTCTTTTCCATATACGGAATAATAGTTTTTTCAAAGTAATCTATTGATTCTTGATCATCATCGTCTAACGCAATCATATACTCAACGCCATCTTCTTTACTTTGT